TCAAATCCTTCCCCAACTCCGGCAACTTTTCTTTTGGTGCAGTTATCAATCCTTCAATTTTTGGTGCTTCCAATCGTGCTTGCTCCGCCGCTCGCTCAATTATTGTTTTCGCGTCCGCCTGCCCATAATCTTTTTCAAGTTTTGTGGCAACTTCATCGGGGACTTTTTCAATTTGCGGTTTTAACTCTGGCTTTTCTTTGATAATTTCTAACTTTGTTTTATTCAATGATTTTACCGTCCCGTGAATTGCCCCGCCGGCGGCAATCATACCAGTCAACGAGCCCACCTCATCAATTCCCTTGTAAAGATAATCTTTTGTTTGTTTATCAAATGGTAGTTTTTCAAGAATACCAAGAGATATTTTTGAGCCAATCTCTCCACCCAACGCAAAAGGCACGCTGATAATATCTGCCAGTGGTTTTAATGTTGGGATTTTTTCAGAAGCCACAAACAATCCGGTGATTGCTCCAAAAAGAGTGTTTGGAATTATCATCGCCGCTTCAATCCCCTTGCCGGTCTTTTCCGCTGTCGTTGTCGGTGTTTTGTATGTATCAACAAAATCAGCAATTCTTTTTAAATTATCTTTGGAAATTGTTAATAATCCTTCTTCCCATAACGCTTTTGCTCCCGCCCACCAATCACTTGGCTTTGAAATTATTGACAGCGGACTTTCTCCTGTCTTGTAAACACTTTGCGCGGCAATTCCAAGTGCTTCCTGCGTTCGGGGAAACGCGCTTTCCTTTTGGGCGGGCGCGATGCTCATCGGTTGCGCGTTTGTAAAAGATTTTTGCGTTGTTCCAACAGGAACATAGCCGAATTTCTTAATTCCGCTGTATGCCGTGTCCGGCTGGTTTGGAAGTTGCCAAGTGCCATATTCGGAAGTTTCTGGTTTTGCAACTCCTGCAAATCTTTGGTTGATTTGTTCCCAATCAATAGCACCTTTCTTTTTCTTTTCAGTTGTTTTTCCCTCAAATTGGCTATTGATTTGTCCCCAATCTATTGCCATTTTTTTATTTGTTATATTTATCACGATATTCTAATCCAAGAGCTTCATCAATCGCTTCATTTGACATTCCAGGGTATCTCTGTTTCATTCTGTTCCAAGCTGTCGCCCAAGATATATCATCATTGCTCATAAGTTTATCAAGTTCAGACGCGTATTTTTGTATTTCAACAATCGCATTTTGCGTTTCATCGGTTTGGTTTTCCCCTCCGCTTGTCAAATAATCAGCATAACTCATACCCGTCCCCTCTTGCCCTCCCGCCAAAGACCATTCGTCATAAGAAGCGGGAGTGTTTGCGTTGGCGTTTGCCGTCCCCTGCGGTGCGGAAACTCCCAAATTCTGCACGGTTGCCTTGCCGGTGTCCTGATTGATTGAAATTGCCACCATCTCGCCGCTTTCGGTTTCTTGCACGCTGGTGGAGTATCCGGGGAACGCGGCTTTCAAGTCGGCTTCAAGTTTGATTTTCACCAACTCGTTTTGGTAGGCAACCCGGTCTTTAATGTCGGCTTTCTGTTCGGCAACCTGTTGCTGGTAGTAGGTAAATCCCATTTCCGCCAACGCTTGCCGATATTGAGTATCGTTTGAGATTTGGTCAATCCGCAAAGCGTTAATCTGGTTCATATTGGTTTGAATTGTTTGGAACATATTCAAACTGTCCGTTGCCAAGTCGCCGGTGATTTCCGCTTTCTCTTTGGCAAAGCCCAACTTGGCAAGCGCGGTTTCTTTTTGCGTTGCCAAATCACTGCTTGCCGCGCTCATAAACTGATTGACGGTATTGAGTTTTGTTTCCAAGCCCGCGGCTAATTTCTGCCTCGCGCTTAATTGTTCGGAAAGTTGTTTGCTCAACGGCTTGCTTTCTATTGCTATCAAGCGATTGGCAGCCGCCTGTGAAACGGGCAACCCCTCGGTGCGGGTTTTGATGTCGCTTTCCAAATTGCTCAAAAGCGTTTCGGTGGTGATTATGGTTTGGTCAATTTGCGCCAGTTGCTGTTCCATCTGCGGAAGCCCCTGCTGTTCTCGGAATGTTTGCAACTGTTGGACTGCGGTCGGCTGGTTTTTCAATGCTTCAAGGTATTTTTCTTGCTCATCAAAATATGATTTGTAGCCATCGGCGATTTGTTGCTGGGTGGTTTGAAATTGCGCCAAAAGTTGCGCGGTGCTGTCCTCGCCCATCTTTTTTAACAACGCTTCGGTTTTGGCGTTGCTTTCATTTTGCGCGTCCGTCATTTGCTGAATGTATTCTTTAAACTTGTCGTCCAAAGACGAACTTGCCTGGCTGATTGCCGCTTCCCCTGCCGTCTGGTTGGCATTCATTTGAGCCGTGGCAGTGCTGATTGCCTGATTGGCGTTTGGGGTCGTCTGCGGTGTAGCCGTAGCGGATGTGGCGGTCTTGTTGGCGACTGCCGTTTGTGCGTTGCTGATATTTGTTTTTAATCCCGCAATCTGGTCTAACTGTGCTTGCGTTGAAGCGTTCGGCACCCATTGCCCGCTGGCGTTTTGAGATAATTGGTTGGTGTCGGATAGCCCATATTGCGACAAAGCCGCCTGTTGCGCCTGCAAATTAGTAATTTGGTTTTTAACTCCCACCGCTTGCTGGGCAACATTCACCTTGTTGGTTAAATCCGCAACCTGAGCCGTTTGGCTGGCGTTTGTAGGCGTGCTGACGGGCAATGATGCCGGAGTTGATGTTTGTGTCGTCCCTGCCTGCGCCGCCGCATTCTGGGCGGAGGTATATGAAGAACCCGAACCGTATTCCTGCCCTTGCGTAATCAAGCGGTTGTTGGCGACATCCCAGACGGTTTCGCCGGGTTTTAATTTTGCCCCTGTGTTTGGGTTATATTCGTAAGTTGCCATAGTATATTATTTTATGCCACTACTACCGCAGTTTTTTCTTTTTTCCGCGAAAAATATTGGATTGTATGTTGGCATATGTTTTTTTAAATTAATAAATTATAAGTCCTGTTGCACTAAATGCTTTCCCTATCTTTTTTTCCACATTTCCCGCGGATGTGGCAATCGTGCCCGGCTCATTAGCTAAATAGTATTCAGAACCAAGCGTCAATCCGGTAAAATTAGAAATAATTTTGGAAAAATTAAGTCGAAAATTGACAAATTTAGCGACATTTTCGTAAGCAATAAAGACCATATTATCATAATTGTTGGCATCATAGGCCGAAGCTCGATACGCATATCCGGCAATAGCGTTAAAAGAAAGAGACATTGCGATTTGTTTTGATGCCACATCAGGGTTAGAAGGAAATTCCCAGGAATCTCCATCCCAATATTTGCTTCCTTGTGCGCCTCCCGAAATACCAAGAGATTTTGCCGCAAGATTCCCTGTTCCAGATGAATACGCAGAATATTTACTAATATCGCCTGTTCTTTCAACCACAATCCAAAAATAAGTATTCGCCGCGATAACAGATGGCGTAGTAACCGCAAAATTATATTCTGTAAGTGTTTCCGCTATATCGGCGGCTGCTTTTTCAAAGACAAATTCGCCAATAACCGTTCCCGAAGGAACTCCGTTATTGTCAGTTTGCAATGAAATCCTCACACTGTCAGTTGGTAATGGATAGCCACCAGAGGAATATTTTGACAGATAAAGCGATAAATACTTTATTTCAATTTGGTTAGCTCCCGTTAGATATCTTGACGACCATTTAGGATACCGATGGCTAAAAATATCTACCGGTGTGCCAAAATCAAATTGACCACCATCATTTTGTTTATACGCCCTAATCAATGTTCTATTTGCCGGAATGATAAAACAGACTTCATTGGCTAAAATTTGTTCCCCTGATGTGAACATATTTAATATGGAAAGATTGGTTGTCGATAAATCATTGCCGTCCCAGTTAAGATATTTTGTTGAATTGCCAATAAGTAATTTAGCTTTGTTGCTGTCGCTGTCATCGATGCCCATAATGAACCCGCTCTCATCGTTATCAAAATCCGTTTTGCCCGCGGCGATAAAACAATCTCCCGCACCTTCTGTAAAACTCAGCGTAATTGCTTTTGAGACAATCGTTCCCGCGGTCAGTTTCCCCACGTCAAGCGAGGCGATTTTTGCGTTGGTAATTATCGCGTCCTTAATTTGGGCCGTGTTGGAAATTAACTCATTGATAGACGCGGAATTGGCCGCAATGTTATCCACGGACAACAGCATACCCCCACGGCCTCCAAAAGCTTGAAAAGTGGCTACGCTATCGGTATCGGTGTTTGGCATTGCCACTGCCACAAGAATTTTGTTTTTCCCCACGCTGTTTGAATTGGTTGGTGATTTTTGCAGTTGGGTGGTTGAGGTATCAATGTCCAAATAAATATAATAAGCAGTTGACGCGCTCATTGCGCCCGTGTTGCTTGCGTCAATGTTGTAGGTTGTGCCATTGGCAAGAGTAATTGTTCCCGCTGTCCACGCGACCGTCCGATAATCGGTTGCCGAAAACACCAGCGATGAAGTCCAGCCTTTTACATTTATGTCGTTGTTGTCGGCGATTATTTCGTCTATCGTCAAACTGCTAATCGTCCCTCCCGCAATATCAACATCGGCAATCGTGGTTGTTCCGTTAATTTCAACATTTTTATCAAAAATTTGCAGATTGGAAAAACTGCCCTTGCCAATCCGTCCTTCCAACTCATCAATACGATTGCCCATCGCAACAATCATCTGTTCCAGTCTTTCCAAGTTTTGAGTGTCTTCAATTTCCATAATAGTTAAAAGATTTGTTCGGTTGGCTCAAACTTAAACTTAAATCCGGTGATTGTCGTGTTGCCGATAACTTCAATCCTGAATTGTATCTTTTTAAATGTTGGCAAAGCCTCGCCCGTGCTTTCAATGTTCACCGCCTCGTAAGACACGCTGTTATCGGTGGTATTCGTAAAAATGGTCGTCCACGCTGTTTCTTCGTCTTTTTTGTATTTGCAGACAACCTGTCCCGCGCTTGCCAATGCTTCCGTAAAGACGCTGATACCAAGCAGTTGCTTTTCATTGCTGGCGTCCCCGCCGTCAAAGACAAAGGTTTCCAACACTCCCGCTTGCCCGCTGTAAGTGTTTGTTGAAGCAAGAAAAAAAGTGGAATTGTTGAGAGTCGAATATATCACCGCCGCTAACGCTTTTTCAACGGTATCGCTCGCGCTTACGATATTCTCTAAAATCGTAAAATCATTGTTGGTTGTTTGCCCGTCCAAACTTCTCGCGCTGGCAAAATCAAGCGTTTTGTAGATTGAGAAAGTCATCGGGTTGTTTGCGTCATCTCTGCCAAATCGGGCAATGGCATACTCATACAAACCCGTGTATGAGCCATTGGGTTGCGTCCCCGTAATGATTAAATAAACAAATCCGTCAAATACCTTCAATCTGCTGGCGGGTATCACATACGCCGAAGTCCCCGCCAAATTCTTACGGGCGGAATAGGTGTAGAGCGTCCTAAAATACACTCCGCTATATGCCTTTAACTTCAATTTTCTTTTGTTGGGTGTGCTGATTGCCACAATGATTGTGCCTTCAAGGTTTGCTCCGCCGGAAACCTGCCCTTGCCCGATTTCCAGCACTTCCACCCAAGAAGTGGTGCTCACTCCGTCCCAAAGATAAGCTCGTGAAATGGTGACGGTTGATGTGCAGACAACACATAAGAGGTTGCCATATGGCACAAGGTCAACGATGGTCTGCTCGGTGCTGACGGACTTCATATTCGTCAATGTATCCGCCACGGGGTCAATCACATAAATATCCTGCCCAATCCAACCATAAATCTTGCCTTGCCAAATTGTCCCGCCTTTCATTGACGCTCCCGTTTTCCAAGTGGCATTCATCGTGTTGGTCGCAATCGTGTATTTACCCACGCTTCCGTTGCCCGCGTCAAAAAAGATATTTCCATTAAGAACCGCAAACAATGGATTGTTCGGCGCAAAGGTTGTTGCCGCCACCGTGCCGTTGGTGACAATTCCCCAGTTGCCGTCAAGCGCGTTGGTCTTTTTCCAAATGGTGGTATCCTTGTTGGTCGCGTTGTCCTGCCCCAATCCGTAAATATCCGTGCCGTTCTGTATCAATTTGGTGATAAAATTGGCGGTGGCATAATTACAAACATTTTCCGCTTGATTGTTGACAACTTGCTTTAACGCCTTGCCCACGATTTCCAAATTTTCCGAATACCAAAACCCGCTGGCAAGATTGCCGCGGATGTCATCAATTATCCCGCTCCAAAAATTTTGTTGTAAAATTTGTTTTGGTTTCATCGGCTTGACCTGAATTTAGGAATAATGCGGTTGTCTTGGTCTTTGCCACGCTTGCTGTAAAATTCCTCAATTTTGTCCTCCATTTCCATCATTTCGGCTTTCAAGCGATTGGCGCGGTCCAACCCCTTGCGATAGCAATACTGGTACGATGGGCGCAAAGCCAAGTATTCGTGGAATATGCCCGCAAATCCGGGCTTCTTGGTGTTATAAAAGGTATCCAATGCCGTGAAATAAGACGCTTCACGGTCAATGAATACCTTAATCCCGTTGGTGTAAGAATAATTCGGGATTGCGTCCAAATAAATATAACTGCCTGTTTTGTTGTATTTGGAGGGTTGCCCTTGCGTATCTTGCCCGTCCACGAACCCAATGCTTTCAAAGTTTTTCTTATTCTGGTCAACCTCGGTTAAGTCATAAAATATCCCGCTGGGATTGGCAATCATCACCCGGTAAATCTGTAAAAGCAAATTGCTGTTGCTGTCGGCGGAAAAAGCATACTTGCGCGTGCCGGAAACAAGGTTGGCGGTGATCACGGGCTGGTCGGTGTAATTGCTGTCGTCAAAATGCCATAAACCGCTTGCCTGCAAAATAATTGACCACACGCGGTCAAGAGCAAGATTAACATCCACCACCTTTTTGGCGGTCGGGTATTTGTTGCTGTCCGTCAAGCAATTGTCATCAATCAGTGTGCAAATTGTGCTGATGCCCATTGACATATGTTTTATTTTTTACGCTTATTAAAACTATCTTTCCAATCCTCCAAATGATTGAAAATACTACACACAATCTCGCCGTCCTCCAACCGCATACTATCATAGTCGTCATACTGGTCTTCAAGGAACTCGCTCATCGCTTTTCTGGCAATCGGAATAATCTTGTCGGTGTATTTTTGCGCCTTCAAAGCGATTTTATTTCTTTCGGTTTCCTTGTCCTCCTTTTGTTTTTTCAACTCCTCATATTTGTCCCGCAACTCCTGCGGGGTTTCAGCTTTAATCTTGGCGAACACATCGGCTTTCACCTTGTTGATGTCGGCAATACAAACATTCATCCGTTCAGTGATTTCTTTTTCGCGTTCTTTAAATTCATCAAGATTGACTTTCTTTTCCTCTGCCATCAACTCTTTTTCTGTCTCGTCCATCTGTTTTTCCAGCTCCTCAATTTCGTTGGATTTGGCGCGTCCCACAATAATCAAATCCGATTTTTCTTTAAGCAGTTTTTTTAATTCCTCGTTTTCAATTTTTACGGTCTTGGGATAGGTATTTTCCATATTATTTGGTTAAAAGTTTAGAATACGCTTCAACCCACTTGTTAGAGTTAATGGGGTTGTTAATGTCATAATTGGCAAGCACATATTCTCTTGCGTCTCTGCCAATGCTCCGCCGGAGTTCTTTGTCGGCAATCAGTTTTTCAATTTGCGCCACAAACGCTTCCGTCCCGGAAGCCAATAAAAGGTGTTTGGCGTCTTCCGGGTTCTGCTGGTACGGACTGTCGCCGGTCGCAAACGATTGAGCGATTGTCGGGATTGCCAAAGCCGAATTTTCCAAAAACTTCAAATTGGATTTGCAGCGATTGAACAAGCTGTCTTTGCGGGGGATAATCACCATATCCAGTTTGAGATTATTCAGTTTTTCGTAATACTCATCGGCTTTGACAAACGGGTGCCATTCAACATTGACATTGCTCCAAAAAGCATACTCCTCGGAATACAACTGCTTGTAAATGTCATTCTCGCCTCTGGGCGGCATTGACAGCAAAACCAATCTAACCCGCTTGTCGTCTTGATAATAATTCAAGATAGGTTTCAATACTTCCAAATCGCTGGTTACGCCAACAGAGCCGGTAATGCCTATGCGGATAGTGTCGGTTTCGTTGTATTTCGGTTCGGGAAAATAGAACGGGTCAATGTAGTTTGGCAACACCACAACATTCGGATTGATTGCTTCGTATTCCTTTTTAAGCATTTCCGTGGAAACAGTAATCAAGTCCGCTTCGGCGACAAAGTTATCTATACTACGGTTGATTTTTTCCAATCCGTTGGCAACCCTTGCCTCGTCCATATACTCGGTGAACTTGAAGCCATTGTCCTCTTTCATCGTGTCGTCATTATCAAACACGATTTTTTTACCTTGCTTTTTGAGTATCCGCGCCAACTCAATTTTTGCCCGCAAATCGGGACGATGGAACACCACAATGTCGGCCGCCAACGCGGCTTTTGATTTGTCTTCCGGCGTTTTGTTGGTGAGCGACAAAGTTGTCCGGTCGCCGTCCCAGCCTCCCGCCTGCAAGGGGAAAAGACAACGCACATTGTAGCAACCGTGCAACATACTCCCTATGTAATATACTTTCATATTATTTCTTTTTTAATAATTTAATTGTTTCTTTCATCTCCTGAATTTTCAACGCTTTCAGCTCCTCCAACTTCCGCAAATTGTCCTTTACCGCGTCAATCTGCGCCTGAACCGATAAAGCGTCAACCTGTGGCATTATCGGGGCTTGTGGGGGAATTACAGTGGCTTGCACGGGTGCTTGCGGTTCTACTTCCTGCGGTTGCGCCACAGAAGGAACATAATCCGCTTCCTTGGGCTGGATAATCTGCTTGGTGCGGGCATTGATGATATTCCCGCCCCGGTCTATTGTTTCCGATGTCTTGATTGGTCTTGCGGCCAAAATTACTTTTGTAGCCATAAATTGTTTGCAAATTTATGGGTGGTTATCTCAATTTGCAACGAGTTCCACCCATAAACAATTAGAAAATTGCTAATTGCTAACCAAACCTACCCTCCGCCGACACCGGATTTAGTCAAAATCCTCACCCCGGCCGTATCTCTGTTCTCCACGACACCATAGAGCAAGTCCGCGGTGGTCAGAGTTGAAAGATATTCGGGGATGTAGTTGGATTGCACCCGCACGCCGTATTTGCCGGTCTTGGACCCTCCGCCCATTGAACCGCCTCCACCCAAAGGTGAAATAGCCCAGTGCAGAGCGTCCTTGTGCGCCAAAGCGTTCTCAACACCGGCAGTTCCGGATACATAGGTCACATTCGTGCTGATGTACACCGGAATACCGTACAGAGTAGCCGCGGGTTTCTTTGCGGTCGGATCGTTGACCGGAGAATTTACCGCCAAGCTAAACTTATCAAGATTTTGGATTTGATTCCAAAACACATTCGGCTTAACAAAGAACGCAACCTCGCCACCGGAAGTATCAATGTTCTGATTTTCCAAGGTAGCAATCGCCTCCCGGATAATGCTATCCGCCAAGTCTGAAGTTGACGCGCCCACGCTTGTGTCAAAATGCCGGAACAGCGTTGCCAATGCCACTTCAAGCTTCTTGGCAACCGTGTAGCCCGCGTTCATTGCGTACTTCTCTTGCAAGTAGTAAGAGTGCTTCACTTGCGCGGCTTCTCGGTCTTCAATGGCGAACGAACATTCATACCATTGATTGACTGACAAGGTGATTGCCGTCTCGGTATCGCCGTTCAAAGTTACGGCTGAAGCGTTGCTTTTTGCGTTGGCTGACATCTCGGTCAAGCCGGGCGTATAAAGCGTATCGCCCCCGCCTGACAATTCCGAACTTCTGTCGGTAAAAAAGTCCGCCAACACTAACTTTGATTTGAAAAAATCATTGATTTTTTCGCCCCAAATCTCGGGTATCATAACCGCAAGGGATGTTGCGGATTGACTCGTTGTAGGAAATGCCATACTTATTCACTCGCAAATTTCTTGAATGCCTCCATATGCTCATCTCGCGTTGCGCCGGACTGGAAACCTTTCGGTTTCTCTTCGGTGTTGCCCGAACCCTTTGAAGCACCGAGTTTGGCTTTTTCCTTCCGCTCATCGTCTTTTACCTTTTCTTGGTAAATCGTGAACAGAGGGTCTTTAATCGCGTCCGGCAAAGATATTTCCTTGCCTTTGGCAATCACTTTTGCCTGCTCAATCGCTTCGTCCGACAACCCGCGAGCAATCAATTTAAGCTCATCGGAAATCTGCGGGTCATTATGCTGTTGAGGTTTGGCTTTGAGGGCTTTTAACTCCTCTTCGGCTCTTTTAGCTCTCGCGGTCAATTCGGCTTTCGCTTTTAGGGCTTTCGCCAAACTGGCTTTGATTGCCTCGGCGTCCTCATCTTGCGCCGTTTCGTTGCTATCGGTAGCTTCGTCAACCTCCGTATCTATGACCACGGCGTCATCAGTGGTTTCATCCATTGATTTTGCGCGGATTATGCCCCGCGCTGGCGTTATACAGGATTATGCTTACCTGCGAGCTGGCGGCTAATTGCCGCTATGCAACCCCCGTAAAGGGGCTGTGTAGCAGTAATTAACGGGCTTCGTTAATCGCTTCTTTTGTTTTCGGCTTCTCACCGAACAAAACTTCCAAGTTGTAAAACGCTTTCTCAATGCAATCCCTTGCGTCCGCAAGCCCGCTGATGTCCTCTTTTGTGAATACTTTGCGGACGGCTTCCCGCTCCAAAAACTCAATCAAATAGTTTTTCACATTGTCTCGGGTGTCGGTTTCAAGGAAAAATTGTTGTAATGATTTCATACTTTTGCGCCGGTGGCATTAAGAGATAATGGTTTTTGTTGTTGTTGCGGTGCTACCGCCTGTTGTTGCATTTGCGCTTCCTGCATTGCCGTATCCTGCCGGTTCTTTTCGGCAATCGCTCCGGTGATTTGGACCGGACTGATACCACACCCCGACAACTCAATAATCTTATAAAGCAAAATCTGCGAAACTGGATTATTAATAAATTCGGGATTTTGAGTAGCCATCAAAAGATTGTTCAAACTCTCCAATGTCGCCGCCTTGTTGCGCTGTTCGCCGGTGATGTTGACGGTGATTTTAGCTTTTAAGTTCTTGTAAAAATCCTTCGGGATTTTGATAAACCGCTGTCCCTTGGTCAACTTCATCAACTCCTGCGCCATCTCATAATACTTGTCAAAGTCGTCCTGATAAACTTCTTTGCCCGATAGCACCATCTCAATGGCTTTGTTGATTGCTTCTTTTGTGGAAAATTTGTGGTCAATTTCTTTTAATTCCTCCGGAGAAAACTCGTATGCCAAAATATGCTCTCGGTTCAATTTGGTTGCCAAAAACGGCATAACCCAATCCTCAAATATCTCAGTAATAAATATCCCAAATTCCTGCTGTAATGTCTTAAATACGCTTGATGATTGTTGCAACACGGTTGCCTGCAATCGGAATGGCGTACCTGACGGCGGCTCATCGCCTCGTTGCGCCGAATACGCGGAAGTGGTCTTTTCCAACTGGTCAAACCATTGAGTAATTAAGTTCTGATATTGCGTCAATCCGCCTGCGGGTAGCAACTGCAACGGCGTAATTGGCTTGCCGTCCTCGTGTTCAAGAATTGTGCCGTCATCGGTTTCGGTTAAAAGATTGCGCCCTTTAAGTTTCTTGCTTGCTGATTGCCCAACCACCTTTGAGGTGTATTCCATCGCTCTGTATTGCTTCAAAACTGCGTCATTCGTCCACACTTGCGCCTCCTCGCCCTCCTCAAACACACCACAACCGAACGCCCTGCCTGATTTTGGCTTGCGGGCTAAAAACTTATAGACGCGCTCGGTGTCATCCTCCCAATAAAGCGGAATATAGCCATCTGATTGCTTGTTTGCATCGGTCGGGTTGCCCGCCACATAATACAACTGGTAGCTAAACTCTTTCTCGTCTTTGGGACCGTATTTCTTGCCATCGCAATTCTTAAATACCGCCTTGCTAAACTCGCCCCGTATCTCATAAACAGGAATGCGCTTGCCCGTTGTTCCTTTGAATTTCTCTAATATCCGGTCAATGTTGCGCCACTCGGTCATCTTGCTAATCTCAATCGGGGTCATCCAATGAACTTCAACGATTGCACCGCTGATAATATCAACTTGGTCGTTCACTACATTTTTCCACTCCGGCAATTCAAGATATAATTGCTTCTCGCCGTCTTTGTTTTCTTTCAAAACTTTTTTTACCAATAGCGAACCATAGCGCGTATGCATATTCCGCATATCGTTTAATGTTTTGGCGAAATTGACATCCTTCATCCAAACCTGAATGTCTTTGCTTAAAAGCCAGCTTTCAAGGTAGTGGTTGCCGTCATCGGAGGTTATGTTTATGTCTTTTGTGTCCAGGTCTTTGGCGGTGTTCTCCACATCGCAAATAGCGTTTAGGATTTGAAAAAACGGCTTGTCCCTGCCCAACTCATCTTTTTGTCCGTTGAGGTATTTTGAATTTGAATAAAACTCAATCGTGCGGATTAAATCCTTTTGCTTGAATGACAAACCGTAAACAATCTCAATGGATTTGTCGTAATTGCCTTTTAGATTTTCCAGCTCGGTTATGATTGCTTTGCTCATCGTGCTTGATTTTTATTATTTTTTTCACGGCTGTATGTCCGCTCCAAGTCCTCAATCGGGTCAAGTTTTTCTTTCCGATAATCTTGCGGAAAATATACACTCTTGACGATTGCGAACTCCGCGGGATCTGCCAATGTCGGACGCTTTGTTTTTTGATTATCCATATAACAAAAAAGAGCGCGGTATGCGCTCCCCCGCCACCAAACGGGTGCGGTTAGAGTATTATTTTATCATTTTAACTGCTTGCATTTTTTTTGTCAAATTCTTGTTCTTGTATGCACTGTTTTGTCAACAATTTTTTGGATAACACTCAAATGGTTAAAATGCAACTCGGCGGAATTGGATTTTATTTCCATCGTTTTGTATTGCTTCAACATTTCCAAATTATCGCGGTGCTCCATCGCCCAATTAAGAAAGTCGGAAGTAATGTCGTCCAACCCCATTACTTCAAACTTAATTCGGGGAGGGCGGTAAAATGATGATGTTTTGTTGAGCATATCAGCGTGTTTGATTTTGAGTATTCCTTAACCGCGATAGCAAGCGGTCGGCACGTTCGGCTTCTTGGTCGCCGGTGCCGTCCCTGACAAGCGAAACCAATCCATATCTTATCGCATCAAGCGAATGGTCAAATCCCGCTTCCGGCTCGTTAATCACTTTGTCGTTTTTGTCCGTCTGCCACAGGTAATTCCTAAATTCCTTGATAATATCAACGCTGCGCTTAGTCATTGATATGCGTTGCGACTGAACCAACGAAATACCATTGCACACGCTGTCGCTTCCCTTTTCAGCTCCGGCAATGCTTATTCCATAACTGGCAATCTCATCAATGCTTTTCGGTTCCGCGCTGTCGGCAATCACCAATGCGGTGTCGTGGTTTTTAAGTATGTCGGCGATCTGTTTGTTGCTCAATCCCTTTTGAAAAGTAATCTCATCCAAAATATACCCGCCGTTATAATAATATATCGCCACAATGGCCGTAGGGTCGTTGGAATAACCGAAGTCCAGTCCATATCGCTCTAACCTTGCTTCGTGCGGTATCTCGTCAATTATAGCCCAATCACGGTATATCCTGCCCTCAATTACGCCTAACTGCCCCAATCCATATACTTGCCACCAATCCTTGCGGTTCTTGCGCTGTTCAATGCTATCCACGATCTGCTGGCTCAACGCCTCGTTGTCCTTGTAGGTCAATATAATCTGCTCCCAGTCGCTTCTCAATGGCATTACATCGGTATAAAGCCAAAACTCATTTGTCGGGTTATAGTCAAGAAAAATAAAATCCTTGGTTCTAACTTCCAGCTCCTCAAAAGCGGAAAACAAAACATTATTGACTTCGTTAATGAATAATCTATCGCGCCTCGCTCCTCTCACTTTCTCGGATTGGTCAACGCTGAAAAATTCTATTTTGCTTCCAGTCTCAAAAGTATAAATATGGTTAGTTCTGTCCCAATTCTTGTCCCGGAAGTATCGATGTTCTTTCATTATTTGCAGGAAGTCCCTCTCCGCTCCCCTCCGCAGGTGCGGGAAGCTCTCCGACACTATGCTGGTCAAGGTCGGGCTCTTGTCGGACTGGGCTAACGCTATCAAGTATATTAGGATTGAGATTGTCTTGCTGGCTGATGTTCCGCCCTGGACCACCCTCAACCGCTTGGACATCCTCATTATCTTGGTTGTTGCTGTTGTTCGCTGGTATAACATTGATGATTGGTATTGGATTTATTTTTTCACCTCCGCTGGTAATGTCTTGGGAAGGCATACCCTCGCTCATCTGCCAAATAATCTTTGGATCTAATTCTTTAACGAATTCCAACCGCGCCTCCTCCGACATATTCATAAGATATTCCCTACACCACTCTTTTAATGTTTTCCCAGGCGGCCTGCCTTTTGGATTACCGCTTTGCCCTTTCTGCCATTGGTATTCTTTCAACCAATCAAAATTTTTATGTTGTTTTTTTTGTTGTTTTTCACGTTGCTCTTCCATAAGTTTTAAAAAGGTTCTTTTTTTTCTTCTCTCATCCAAGTCCCTTTCCACTTAATCATAAACTCATTCTCAAGCCTCATCCGCCTCTGCCCGTGGACGGTTTCAACCACCTCCGACTGCACCGGCAAGTCCGGGCTAAATTCTCGGTAATACTTCAACCAGTGGGCTTCCAGCTTGATGGCGGTATCCTTGTTATCAATAATTGGCAGGTTGGGAAGTTTAGCGGTTTCAAACTTTCCCATATAATGAAAATTGCCTCTGGTTAATACCACATTGCCGTCAATCGCAAACAGTTCGTCAAACATCGTGGTGTCCTTGATTATCGTGGTGTCCATCAAATGCACAAACTCGTCAAAAGTTTCTTTCCCTTTTTGTATTCCGCCCATTTCCCAATAATTCCCGTCGTTGATTATCAAATTCTCAGTCTCTACCTTTGGCTTATAGCCGTCATTGCTCACCACCAGCACGGGGTATTTTACTTCTTTAATGCTTTCCAGCAAATCGGGTAAAAACTCTCGGGTATAGCGCGAGGTGGTTATGACAACCCCGCGCTTCACATTCTCTTTCAATGGCTTTGGCTTGTCTAAGTCCGGCTTCAAGTCCGCGAATATACCCCCGTGCGTTTCAAAATCGCTTTCCAGCAAAACATCGTGCGTGTCGCTCAATATCTCTCGGATTAAACTTTTCTCAACATCGCCGTGCCACTCACCACGGATATACTTTACTTTTTTTAAATCAACTGTTTTTAAAATTTCGCTCTCCATTCCCTCAGTGTCAACTTTCAACAAATCAATCCTTGGAAAATCATATTCCTTCATCAAGTCATTCAGGGTGCAAGCCGGCACGGTGATCTCGGCAACCTTCTTGCTCCCCATTGGCGCGAATAAGTCCCATCTGAAATGCCCATCCACGTGCCCGTTGCCCGCCCACTTGCAAACATTGAATTGCACCTCCTTGCGATTATCTCCGATGATGGCTTTCTCAACATAGGTCAATTTGTTGCCGGTGTTCAGTTTGGCAAGCTTCATACATTCCGGCTCCGGCTCGCATACCAAAATCTTGGCATTAGGATAGAATGTTTGAAACTTGAAACTCGCCGCGCCGATATTCGCGCCGCAATCCACGATAAATTGCAAATCTTTCTCGGTGCGAAAAAGCTCTTTAATTCGGTATTCATCTTGCGTTACCACCGCTTCCTCGTGGGCTTCAACACAAGTTTTTAGTTCTGGAGTATATTGAAATGACATATTATTTGCTTATATCCCGATAAAAATCGAGATAGTTAGTTGTTTCAATAAACGCCTTTTGTGTGTGATAGGCAAAATGAACCGCCAAAGCATTCCCACAAAACCACACCGGCCGGCCATACTTCATCGGCAATTCGTGCGCCATCTGCGGTTCCTCCACATATCCGCATTGGATATGGTCGCGCCCCCACCAACAAATGCTGCAAATAGAAAAATGCTTATAATCGTCAAAACTTCGACTCGGCAAGTAATAGGCGGATAAACTGTTTTCTTTAAATCTTTTTTGGAAAGTTTTGTGGATATTGTCAATCAGTCCGCTGTCGCTGTAGCAAAATTCGTCAAGGTATGCCCAATCCTTATCATCCGGCCGTTCCCGCCTCACAATCCCGTGCTCTTCGCTCAACGCTCCAATCTCTTGGTGCCATCCGGTGCAAATTGTGCTGTTAATAATGTTGGGATAGATTGCGAACGCCCGCGGATTGCTAATTCTCGCCTCGCACATTTTCTCAATAAAATTATCCTCAATGAAAACAATGTCGTCATCAAATCGGATATAGATTGCATCATCGTCCTGTGCAAATTTATTTAAAAATTTGTGCGTTTGCAATGAGTTCCAGCTCGGCTGGCTCATCATTGTGATTGGCTCATCAATCTTGCAAATCTTAACTTTGGGATTTTCGGCGGCCATCGCTTCCAAATAGGCAATATCTTGCAGGTTGATGGTGTTCTGCCATAATTGCCAAGTGTCCACAATACCCGCGGCCATCTTGCGGTAAATGTAGTTTTTGAAAATGGAAAGATATTTTTCCCGACCGGCTGGGGTGCAAATTATTACTCGGTAGTTTTGATACATAATTGTTTCCACTTTCTAAATTTAGCCCGATACTCATCAAACCACGGATGACCTTTGTAGTTTTGCGTGTCTTTCCAAAATTCCTCATTGTGCTTAATCCCCACCGCCTCTTTTTCCAATGAATTAAAAGGATTGCTTGCCCGCTGATGGAATACCTTGGAATATCCGCTGACTATGCCCCAATTCTGCTTGGCAAATTCTTTAACAATAAAAATCCCACAATATATATCATCAAATCTCTCCGCCCCCTTGAAATTGCCAACGGGCGCAAAATAGATATATGGCAACGCCTCACGCCTAAACGCTAAATTCATTCCACAACAAGGGAAATATATACCCTTGGGTATTACTCCCTTGTAAAATTCAACCTTCTTGTCGCCTTTGAGCAACTGGCTGGGCGCGTCCCAATCATACACACCTTCCCAAACCCCGTGAGATAGCATTACGGTGGCTTCTTGACGCGCTTGGTAGGGAAACCCTCGGAAATACTCATCTATGCCCGTAGACAGCCAACTAATCGGCACACGGCGATTGAGCTGGTCAATATGGTCTTGTATCGGGTCGCCGATTGGACTACAGTCGTCATCTAAACAGTAAATATATTCCACATCCGCCAAATTTTGCAAAATATATAAAAATCCCAACTGCTTGCACCCCGCCGAGAACTTGGAAATCAAATCGCTTTTAATATTAACCCGCTTGCCATTGTGGATTATATGCTGGTCGTCTCCATCAACAACGATAATAAACTCAACATTGTGCTTGTCAAAAAGTCCGCGCCACGCTTTCTTGAAACTATCCATACTCTCCGGTCTAATTGTTCCGCACACGACGGCGATGTTTTTTACAGCCATTTTGGATTTTTTAATGTCCAATCAATAATTTTTTTCAAGCTTTCCTCAAAAGAAACCGGATAAACAAACCCCGCGTTTTTTAATTTGTTGCCGTCCAATCGATACGCCAAATCGTGGCCGGGTCTTGAAGCGTGAAAACTTATCATTTCAATCTTTGCTTTCTTGCCCATAATCTCGCCAATCAATTTCGCCAAATCGGAATTGGCAACCTCAACTTCTCCAACGATATTCCAACAACCCCGCGCCGCGTCCTCTTTATTTAATTCTTCATCTGTTTTCTCAAAAATAAACTGCAACGCTTGGGCGATATTTCGTGCGTGTAGGTAATGCCTTGTTCCGGATTTGGATAAGTCCGCGCTGGCGTGAATTTGGATGGTTTCACCATCTCTTATTTTTCGGATACACAACGGCACGAACTTTTCTTTATGCTGGCGTTCCCCAATTATATTCATTGAATTGGCAATGTTGATATTCAATCCGTAGGTGTTGGCGTACGCCCTACAAATGGCTTCCTGCGCGTCCTTGCTTGCCGAATAAGGATTGCCACTACAATGCCGGTCGCCTTCTTTGTATGCAACTCCATCTGGTGCGGTGCCGAATACCTCGTCCGTGGAAAACTGGATAAACTTCTTGGGCTTCACCGCTCTGGCATACTCCAACATCGTCAACATCAACCGGACATTATTGTTAATGAAATTCACGGGGTCAGTAATACTCCGGTCAACGTGGCTTTCGCTGGCAAAATTGATAATATAATCCACCGCGCCAATCTCTTGCACCAACCCTTCGCTAATCGGCTCTTGCAATTCGGGCGTGAAAATCTTTACCCTGTCCCTGTTGGCGTCAAAACATTCAATATCCCGCAAACGGTCCAAACCGCTTGATGCGTAATTTAGTTTATCTAAAACAATAATATCCCAATCGGTATTCTTAATAAAATGTTCAACGCAATGGCTCCCAACAAAACCTTCGCCACCAGTAATGACAATTTTTGTTTTCATTTTTTATTTTTTAACTTTTTCGGTTTTCGCTTCTTGCGCGGGTTTGCCGGCTTCCTGCTTCTGTTCCGCCTGCGCCACCAACGCCTTCTCTCTTTCTTTTTCCGCCTGTTCCGCGGCAATCGCCAACTTCTCGCGCTTCTCCAATTCCGCGTATTTATCTTTCAATTTTTGCACTTTCATTTGCAACTCGGCGGCAAGATTGATAAAGCGGTCAAATCCGCCAATCTGCAACTCAACAAAATCGTTGCGCAAATCTTGCTTTCGCTCCGCGTAATAATTTTCTTTGTTCATATTTTTGTTTTTTAAAAAAAACAGCAAATCAAATATTAAATTCAATTACATTTTACCACATCCTGAAAAGATGTGTCAACTTCGTCCTTGCCTTCGTCCAACATCTCTTCGCAATCGTGCTCGCCGGTGGCATACCCGTGATCGTAGGCTCTCTTTTTTTCTTCCTCCAAAGTTCTCCGCGCCAAATCACGTTCCCACTTCATCTGTGCGCATTCTTCTTTGAGAATTGCGATTTGCTCTTCTGCAACTCTTCGGGTTGCCTCGCAGAACGGGCAATAATGCGTTTGGCCGTCTTCAGTTTCGTT